TTTATTTTCTATTATTAAAAAATGAACGTATTAGAACAAGCATTTTTAACAAAAACACCCCCAGCACCATTTGATAAATATATTATTGGATTAGATGCTGAATGAAAGATTTTTGTATTTAACAAAGAAAGACAAAAAAAAGTGAAGTATTCTTATAAGAATTGATATATTCATATTATGCTTTACAACAAAAATGAATATGCAAGTGTTTCTTGAACAGAAAAGATTGTGTGATATTTACGTTGAGATTTATCATTTGATGCTATAGCTAAAATAGTAAAGAAAAAAGATTATACAATCAAAAAAACATCAGATTTACTTATGAAAAGTCAGTTAAGAGATTTTTTAGATAATTGATGATCTAAATTTGTTATATATGATTTATTAGAAGAAAAAGAATTGATATTTGAAGCATTGGAATATCACTATCAAATAAATTTAGCATTCAATTGAAATTAAATATTATAAAAGTCTTGCAATCTATAAAAAAAAGATTATATACAATCATTCACTAACCTACTTGGCTACTTTGTGGGCGTGAGTCCCTTACTCATCAGACTAACGAAAGTGCGTTATTATTGGGCTATAGACCAGTATATGAGAAAGAGGAATATAGTATAATGGTGTTCTCATTTATTGAGTAAGCAGATATTTTTCTGTTATCAATAAAAAAAGAAAAATTTTTACACCTTATTATACTACTTTCTTCTCTCCCATATCTATACAGATCTTCAAAAGTGAGTTATTATAAATTATCTCTTGCAATTAAATTATAAATCTATATATACTTACTGTAGTCAAGTAGGAAACCTCTTTGAGAAGTCATTGAGGTTTTTTTATTTTGACTTGTATTTTGAAAAAATAAATATATATTGTAGTCGTACTTTGTATTTCCATTGGGAATGTAAAGGTTGTTACAAATTGGTAGCATAAAAAATCCACACTGTTCCAAACTGTTCCAAAACAGACCTATCTAGTATAGGCGGAAGCTATTACCTCTTATGTAGGTAGTAGCTTTTTTTCTCTTGCAATTTGAAAAAATAATAATATTATAAATTCAATTACTACACTTTTCGTACTATGGAACTAAAAACAAACACCATACGAAACAGAGTGCACAGACTCTGACGAAACTATCTTGAAGCTAGAACAATACCAACGCAAAACAGAGTCCCACGAGAACAAAAACATCCTACTTTATCCAAGCAATCTGTTTACAACAGAATACACAGATGACGGGACACACTCCAAGCATTAACCACTCCAACTAATTGATGGGGTTGACCAAGATTTAAAACTTTATCATAATATGCCAAAAAAACATCCATGATGAAGACCAAGTAAAATTAGTGAAGAAAAAATCAAAAAACTTGAAGAAGCATTTGCAATGGATTGTAGCGTAAAAGAAGCGTGTCTTTATGCCTGAATTTCTATTCAAACTATGTATAACTGGCAAGAACAAGACAAAGAGTTATTTGAACGTTTAGAGCTTATGAGAGAAACTCCTGTATTTATAGCAAGAAAAAGCGTAATTAACAATATGAAAACTGATGGAGATTTAGCATTAAAATATCTTGAAAGAAAAAAGATATCAGAATTTACTCCCAAGTCTGAAGTTGAAAGTAATATAAATATGACAGCTAAAGTTGTTTCACTTCCTGAATTGCTTGATGACACAGGAAATACTACGGAAGCCTAATCCATGACCGCAAACAAAAGTCCTTTCTCGTACTGAGAAGGAAATTTTGTATTGATGAAGTCGTTGAGGTTGAAAGACAGATGCTGGGCTTGCGTGGATATTGAGATGGATAGATAATCCGAAATTGAGAGTATTAGTTCTTCGTGAAACGTATGATGATCTTGTTGACTGGATAGATAGAGCAATGCAGTTGTATGAAAACTTTTGAGCAGTAAAGAGTTGATTGCCTGTACAGATTACTTTCCCTTCTGGTGCTACGATAAGAACGTGATATTTGAAAGGGCAATCATACGATAAATACAAATGACACGAGTATCAAAAAATGATTATTGAAGAGGTAACACAGATACCTTGAGAGGAAAGCTACGAAAAGCTATTATGATCCTTGCGTAGTACAGTAGACTGATTAAAGCCACAAATATTTTTGACAACGAATCCTGATTGAGTATGAAGATTACGAGTCAAAAGAAGATTTGTTGATATTGTGAAAGCTGGTGAAAGATATACAGATGAAAAGTGAAACACAAGAATATTTATTCCTGCAAGAGTGCAAGACAATCCTATTTTGTTGGAGAAAGACCCTTGATACTTGCAATACTTGGAATGAATTAGAGACGACCAATTAAGAAAAGCGTGGCTTGAGTGAGATTGGGAAGCGTATGATGTGAAAGGAGCGATATATTCTAGTCAAATTAAACAAGCGAGAGATGAGTGAAGATTGTGTAGAGTCCCACTAGAAAAAAATCTTTCAGTGTATGTAGCTTGGGATTTATGAATAAACGATTATATGTCGTTGATTATTTTTCAAACATACGGAAAAGAGATAAGAGTTGTTGACAGTTACTACAACGATTGAGAACCTCTTGATTTTTACATTTCACGATTAAAACAAGCCAATTATACGATAGAAAAACATTATCTACCTCATGATGCAAACGTAACGAGTAGGCAAACAGGAAAAACTGATTATGATATTCTTACTGGATTGTGAGAAAGGTGTGAGATATTACCACGTACTTCTGATTTACGAACGGACATAAACACTGCGAGACAAACATTCCCATATGTTTGGTTCGATCAAGAACGTAACAAAACACTTATTGAGCATTTAGAGATTTACAGAAAAGAGCGAGACGAAAAACATCAGGTATTTAAAGACAGACCATATCATTGACCAGAATCACACTTTGCAGATGCTTTCAGATATATGTGTGTAGCAAGTCAAAGTTTGTTACAAGTAAGAAACCATTACAAAGCATCTAGTTCTGATTTATCTCATTTATTGTAAATGTTTGTTGCAAAGATAGACAGATTAACACCAAAACAGATTACTTACTTTCATTTGGTATATGAAATGGAGTTACCTATGGTTGTTGTGTGTCAAGTAATGGATATAAAAAAGTCGCAATATTATAATTTAAAAAGATGAGTAGATGAAGAACTAAAGAAACAAGAACGTAGATATATTTTCTCTTGCAATTCCACATAAAGTTGTATATGCAAGTGGTAGATAATACATTTATTGGTTTAAAATAAATGAAACTACCAGATAGAATAATAAATTGAGTCGCTCAAAAAGCTAAACAAGAATACGAAATGTCGTTCTCTTTTGTACAAACAAAGAGGGATTTTTTCCGTAATAATTACAGATTGATTATGAATCAATGAAGCGACAACAAGATATATGAAAGATTGATGTTCAGAATGGTCGATATGATGTGTGCTTTATCGCATAAATTCAGACCATCAGTAACTTTCCAAGCAAGACAAGAAGACGACAAAGAATATATCAAGATGCAAGAGCTAGTGAAAGAGTTCGACTACGATGAAATGCAAATGTGAACGAAAAACTACTGGATGCAATGGTATAAATACATTTTCTGACCATGAATACAGGTAAAAGATGCTTTCAATAAGTTCACTTCGACACCACAATACAAAGTAATGAATCCGATGAGCTGGATTCCTGATGTAGCTTTTGATATAAACGGTTGATTTAGATACCATTGATTTGAATTAGAAACGACAATAGAAGAATTGCAGTACAATAAACAGTTCTATAATCTCGAGATGTTGAAAGACGAAAAGACATTACAAACTGAAAGGAGTGCAGAACAACAACAAAACTATCAAGCGTGGGTAAGTAATAGAAGATTGCAAGAGGTAACAAGTATGCCTGAATGAGTGTATTCTATTTACCAACACTTCACAATATTTGAAGGTAACAAGTATGAAATCCGACTCGGTAACGACAGAACAGTACCTATATTTTGTAGGTGGATTAAACCAGTATTGCAAGAAGAGAAGAATGATCCAAGTAAGATTAGCTTTTGAGTGAATGTAAGACGATACAGACCGTTGCCATGAGACCCATATGGAGTATCTTTTGCTTTTGATTTGCTACTAGACAAACAGAAACAAATACAGACTTTCCATAACTTGAATTTGATTAAAGCGAAAGAATCTGCTTTGTGAGCAAAGTTCTTGTATGATCCTGAGATAGTAACAGCAGAAAATATGAGTGTACTACAAAAAGCATTTGAAACACCAGTATACATTCCTGTTCCTTGAATGAGTAAAATGAATGTCGATGCAGTGAGAGAGTTACCAAAATGAAACATCACACAACAAGCATTCGAGTTTCCAAATGTTTTGGATAATATTGTAGTGCAAGATACTTGAATGGATGAAAGGACAATGTGAGTGAGTGCATGACCACAGATTACTAGAGCAGAAAGTGAGAGAGTACAAACCAACGCAAATATTAGATTGTTACTAGGTGCAAACTTCGACATTGAAGCAGAAAAAGAGTTTTACAGAACATTACGGTATAGAGAATACGTAGAGAATAAAAAATACGTTAAGAATAAGTTTGTTGAGTTGACTAATTGAGTGCAAGTTATCCCAATGTATTTAGATGCAAAAGATTTCTTGACTACACAAGACCCAAGAATGAAAGCAGTGAGTACAATCGATGCACAAGAACAAAAAGAGAAGAAGAG